GCCGCCTCCGGGCGTCCCTCTGCCTCCCTACTCCTTGGAGGCGTCCATTCGAATCTGTCTGGTCGATGGCAGCCCGGCTTCCCTTCTTCAATCACTGTAGCTTTCAGAAGATACGGAGATCGATCGGGCACCTCTCAGGAACCGGCGACTGGTGGCGTGTCGATAGCTTCGATCTCGAGGAGCTCTCAGGCGCCCTTGGCTTGGTTCCCGAAGAATCGAAGGAAATGTTCGTTGAGCATCTTCTAGGCGACGAAGCACGGGTTGCTCGAACGTTCGTTCATGTTCGTCCCCGCCAATGCCCAGTCTGCCGGGAGTCCGGCTATCACTCCGTGCTATTCCAGCTCTCGTTCACCGCGCGCTGTCCGATCCATGGGGTGCCCCTAGAGAATAGTGGCCAGCCGGCGTCGCAGCATTTTCGGAGGGAAAGGGAGATCGGGGCAACTCGCCCTCCTCGAAATAGCCAAGTTCCTTTGCCGAAACGTCTCCAACTCTCCTCTACTGAGTGGAGCCGCATGGCCGAAGCATTCGAGTGGGTGAGGGGGCTTTTCGTTCACGAGGAGCTGCCAAGCCGAACTCTAGAGGTCATGGGAGGTGACGGAAGGCTCCTTCGCAGTTGGGTCGTGACTACAGGCCTGCCGGTGCCTTCATGGGTGGATATCGATCCTCACGAAAGAAACGATATACTCGATTTAGAAATTGCGGAAGGTACAGAAGAAGTTCGGAGGCCGAGTAAGAAACTATTGAAGAAAGCGACGTCCATCTACAAGGCGATCGCCAGGCGAATTTGGCGTCGTGAGCTATCGAAGGCTGAGCGGGTTGGCTGCCTGAAAGTTGCAGCTGAATACGATAACAATATCGCAGGCCAAGAGGCTCACTGGTGGGGAGGGGAAATTACGCCGTTGATGGCCGCGTTTTTGAGTTGGAGAACAACCTGGGAGGAAACAAAGCCTCGTTGGCTTTTCGATCAACGCTTTGAATGGGAGCGACAGGAGTCTCCTAGAGCACGCCTTCACCTCATCCTGGGGCGCCGGATCAATGGATGGGACTACTTCTCATGCACGCTTCGAGATCCAGCATCCATGAACGGCAGGAGCATCCGATTGGGCGATGGTGATCGTCTTCGCTTGATGGGAAGAGTCTGCCTTGAATCATTCCGTCGTGCATTAGCCTCTGCCAGTGCTGAGCCCGATCCGAACTACTTTCATCCTGAAGGTGCCATCGGACAGCCTATCGTTTCAGTGAGATTCAGCCTCCTCGTTACTCCTAAACGGACGATCCCATAGTAGCCTATAGTTTTGGCTTATTTTGAACGGTCCGATTTTCATTAGAAATACTATCTGCTGGGTTAGTGCTTTTCACTTTTGGTAGCTCTCGATTAGGGAGTTTCGGGGGTATAAGCCCCTCCGGGATCAATGGCAGGAAGGCATTTTGCACGTCGTCCGGTTGAGACTTTAATCGAGACTGTAGGTATCTGCGGGTCTCATACCATTCGATACTCAGAAGGCTGGCTAGGACTTTCTTCTTATCGATCTGAACATTGCCGGAAGCACTATAAGTAGACAGTAAGTTGTCAATCGCTTCGTGAAGCGGATAGCGATATAGGACAACGCGGATCATCCGATCATTGTCTGGAATATCTGCTAGTTTCTCTAGCAGGAGTAGTCCTATGCGAAGGCCCGTCAAGGGATCAACCTTCCGGAAGATCGTCTGCTGACAATCTTCGTTGCCGGGAAAACTCTCCTGGCACCAATCCCAAAAATCTTGTCCTGAAAAAAGGTCGCTGGACCTGAGCGGTATTGTCTCAATGTGGATTAACGGCTCCATGCGGCCCCACAGTAACCATCGAAGCCTTCGATAAGCGAGGGCGATAAGGTTTCTGGTCTCTCGTAAACGCAAAGAAAGCATTTTCACCGGCACTAAAGGAATGAGTTTCAGCTCCACGGACAGTTACTCCCGCTCGGTTTGGATCTTTCATATTTACTTCGCACAATATTTGTTATGTAAAGTCAAGGGAAGATCGAAATTCTTTTCAACTCTTTGACTAAAAGGGATTTTCAGAATCCGCCACCATTGCAAGTTTTGCCGCAGATCGCTCGTTTTTATCAAAATCCGAAAACGACCTTACAGGGGTGTAAGATTTCCTGACCTCGGCGAGGTAGGCCCGCGAAGGCCCCTGAATGTCCCCGAACGCCATGTAGTTTTGCCGATACCCCCGGTAGGTCCGGTAGTCAATCTTTTTGCCCCGAGTCTCAAAGGCTAGCTGCCGGGTAAAGTCGGACTCCACAACGATGTCAGACACCTTGGTATGGTCCCATGTCCCGACCGGCGACCAGCGACGGCACCCAGCATGGAAGTCTTTCCAATGCTGCTTGCCCAAGTACTTTTCGAGATACCCCACGGCACCCTTGTCGCACTTCATGACGTGGACCCTCCCTATGCCATACTTGGACCCGATCCGGCGAACGAGGCCGACCGGGAGACGCTGGTTAAGGATGGCGTGATAGTGGAGGCCGTGTGTCTTATGGTGCTCGGCAACCTTCACACCGCGGATGAGATCTGGAAAGTGGCCGGTGAAGTCCACCCAAAACCGGTTCCACGTCCGCGAGTAATACCAATCGGGCATGGCTTCCTTAAAGGTGAACGTCCAAAAGTAGAGGACTTCGTAACGGGCAAAGAGCTTGTCGCAGGTGAGTTGAAAGGCCACGAGGGATTTGTTCACAGGGCTTCTTAACGGTTTAGATATAGAACAAGGTTAGGGCGGCGGCGCTGCGCGCCGCTCGCCCCTTCCTCTCATTAGATTACAGGCGTTGAGGGGCCCTCACTGGACCGTCTCCCCTTTCCTCACGGGCTCACCATCGACTTCCATTAGGGTAACCGTCACCACATCTTGGAATGTCTGCCTCACATGCTCTTTGCCAACCGGCACCCAAAGGAATCGGTTCTCCTGATCCTGAACCCTCGTTTTGATGGAATCAACTAACACCTGAGGGACCGGCGTTAGACCGCATTCCCCAACCACGTCGGCACCTACGGCCGTTTCGTTCGTATCTGCCTGAGAGTTCGACAGAAGGTAACTGAGCGAAATTCCTTCCGTGAGAATGCATGGTGTCATCTTGACGATGAGCCCAATCTTGCGCCTCTCCGTGTTGGTAGTGGTGGCCGTCGTCGTCGTCGTCGCATTCGTGGTTATCTGCTCCGAATACTGGTTGAACGCTGTCTCTACCCCATGCGTAAGCGTGGCCTCCGTGTGCATCTTTAGCTTTGCCCTTACCTTAAACGACCCCTGAGCCAAGATGCCGGATAGCTTATCCCATGCTAGACCCATGGCACCGATAGCCGGTGAGGCTGTGACCGCGACCGCAGACGGCAACGACAGGTTGAGCTTCCATTGAGACAGGGCCGCCGAAATGCTGTAACCGCTATCGTCATCGCTCGACAGCTCCACTATATCGACCTGAACCTTACATCGGTGTAAGGGCACGTCCCGGGCCTTTAGCGATCCGATGCGCGAATCTCTTTCGCTGACAGGGCAAATGACCGTGACGGAATTGGACCCTTTATCAATGACAGCCCCCTCCCCTAAGGCTTCCGGGACTGGCCTGTTGTCGAAACAATAGGTGAAGACAACCTTTGGCTCATCCTTCTTCCCGTCGCCGTCCCCCTTCCCTGTCTTCGAGTCCGATGCCTTCCCTTGCGTTGCCTTCCCTCCCCCTGCATCGAAAAACGTATGCTGCTTCATGATAAGAACCCCGGTCACGACGACCAGGGCGAACAGGATGATCACCTTCATAGACTTTGTTTGCCCAAATAGATGAGCATTCCGAAAAGGACGACCGTTAGGGAAACCTCCAAAGTTTTCCTAACGAGGATCGCCGTTGTTTTCTTTTTGTTTTTAACGACCTTCGACGTTTTGTTTTCGATTAAGAAATCGTGGTTCATGAGAAGCTGTTCGGACTCGTAGAGGTCGAAAATCTCCTTCTTCCGAGGGACGAACGTCCGATCCATGACGGTTTTGCCGTCGTAATCGACGAGGATTTCCAGCGTATGCGGTAGCGGGTAGACCTGCCCGAAGCCCGGTGCCTTCATCTTTTGAAGGTCACGGAACCGGTAGTAGCTTTGCGCGAGTCGCCGGAATTGAGCGTCTATGTTCGCGGCGTCCTGTGTGATAAAGACGACATCGACGAAGAATTTCCGGTGTTGCGTCAGCCACACCAGATTGCGTTTTAGAAGCTCATGCGTCGTCTTCCAGTCCCGCGAGTTGTACCAGATATGCGCCTCATCGAGGTAAATCTTATTGGTGCATGCTCGCGTGCCCCGAGGGATCAAGGACGGCATATCGTGCGCGAGCTTGGAGCCGTCCTCGTAGTAGACCAACGAGTCGGGCGGAACCTCAACGCCCCACCGGTCAAAGACGTATGCCCTCACCTTCTCCGGGTAGAGGAAAATGTTCGTATGAACGATGGAGCCCGCCGCCAAATCCTTGCAGATGTTCTCTACCGCTCGGTAGCTCTTGCCCCCGCCGGGCCGCCCCTCGTAAACGTGGATCATGTCGCCTTAAGCGGTATCAGCTTATAGACGCTGATAGCCCATCGGATGACGAAGCACGTTCCGCTAACGGTAAGGACTTGAACGATGGCCGCACACATGGCCTCTACAGGGAGATACTGAATAGCCCATGACCCTACGGGCCCAGCCACAGCAAGCAGACTAGACCAATCGAAATGCGTAACCGCCCCTACACTTGGTTGAGCCAATGTCGAAACGGTAGGGATCAGATTAGACCAATACTGATACGCCATCGTAATGGCCGTATAGACGAGCGAATACAGGAAGCTGATAACCGCAAAAATCAATGCGGCCTTACCGCCGATCCAGTCCGAAATCTTCTCAAGAAAATCGATCATATGCTTTCAACGGTTTCACGAGCGACGGAGTAGCTACGCATACAGGCAAGGAAAGTGACCATGAGGCCCAAGACTGTCTTGATGGCAGACCCTCCCGCTATTTGAGGCAGTGAAACGGTTATATTCTGCCCAGCGACCTTGACGTTAAACGGGCCGACCGTAGGAGCGCCCCCGGCTATCGAGAACGTGCCTGACGAGCTAAAGGAACTCCCGGAGTAAGTGCCTTGGTCATTGACGAGAAAGTTATAGATGTTGGGCGCGTCGTTTCCCCCACTGTCCAACTGACTACTAAGAGCATCGGCGGCAGAACCGGCTTGATCCAAGCCACTCCCCCACCCCGTCCCATTTATGAAATCGCTGAACTTGTCCTTAAACGTCTTGATGTCGGTATCAACGGTGTTGACCGCCGAAATGATCCCGGAAGCATCGAAACCGCCACTGCCACCCGACCCCGACGAACTACCACCCGACCCGGAACCAGCACCAGACCCCGCTGCCCCGGACGTGTTCGCCGCAATCTGATCCGTCCCGACCTTGATTGCGTTAAGGACCGTCATCGTCTCGGCGTGGTTGTCGTTGAGGAGCCCGGTATACCAATTCACCTCCTGCTGTTGCTGGTTATAAAGCTGTGTCAGACGCTCAATGATTTTATCGAATTTCCCATCGTAGTTGTGCTCATTGATCATGACTTCCGCCTGTCCGTCGCCCGACGAAACGAAAATGTCGCCCGAGTTGTCAGTCGGCGACGGCCCGCCGTTATCCGACGGGCTAAGCGGCGCTGAAAATACGGTATCGGCCCTCAACGCCGAGACAGATGCCACGCACAGCAGCAGACAAGCGCCAAGAAGACGCCGATTGAGAACTCGAAACTTGCTTGTAGAGAACATAGGAGATCGATGATTTGGGTTGCTTGGTCTGCGCTCATTCGCTGATCCTCGTTAAAATGCTTCCCACGGAGAAGAAGCCGTAGACGGTGAGGAAGAGTCCCGCAGCGGACGAGAACCCCAAGACGACGTTTTCCATATAGAGAGGGGTGAAACTTACAGGGGTGTAAGAAACGGGGGAGGTTACCCTCCCCCGTAGTAATCGCCGGATTACTTCGCGGTGCTCTTGAACATCCGCGTCAGGAAGCGGACGCCCCAGAGGGTCGCGGCGACGCCGAGCGCGATCGGGAGGATCGTCAGCATGTCGGCCTGGATGCCCTGGATGGCGGTCGTGTAGGAGGTGACGTAGCTGGAGCCGGTATCGGCGTGCGCGGCAGTGGCACCGGCGATGCTGAGGCCGACGACGCCAACGGCGGCGATCTTCGAGCGGACCTTGTTGATGAGGTTCTTCATGTTTGTTTTTCCTTTCTTTGTTGGTTGGTTTCTCGATCCCACACGGGACCGAAAATTATTTGTCTCCAACGGACGTCCAGAAACGCCACAGGCGGAGAAGGATGAAGCGCCCAATGAACAGGACGGACACCCAGAAAATTGCGATATGTAAGGGGTTCATGCGGAGCGTTTAGTATGCGTTTATATTATAATACGGGTGAATAAATGTTAAGGTAAATCAATGATTATAAGCGTGTTACAAATTTTATGCCAGAACGAGTCTGGCGCGATAAGCAAGCAAATCGACGCAATGGAGAGAGACCGGCCTCCCGGCCTAGAAGCCCCGAGCCCTCCCGGTTAGGCGGGCGTTCGTCGCGCCAAAGGATTGGCACTCCTCGGCGCGTTCCGCATGGGGAAACGAGGGTTAAACCCCCCGGCCTCTTTGAGGGGGGTTTAACGCCCTAGGACGCGAAGCGTGAGGCTATCGCGCAGATGGTTCGCTAGTGGCGAACGGGGAACTAGCTCCGACGGAGCCAAGCCAGCGTAAAGAGGATGATCGCTGCCGAAACTTCGAGGATCACCGCTCCGATATGTTCCTGAATGACGCTCATCCCAAGGAATGTTTAAAAGTTTGAATAATCTTAGGGGCAAAGAGAGAGGGGAGGAAACCCCTCCCCTCTCCGGCTCTGTCCGGGACTTAGCCTAGAATACCGCTCCCTCCCGGAAGGGGCTAGGATTTTCTTAGTTTTCGAGAGCTTCGATGTCTCCCGAAATGATGGTGACGCCCGATTCCTCGCGCATGCCGCGCACGCGAACGACGACGGGGGTGCCCGACTTGAACGGCGGGATATACTTGTTCACGTCGAAATCGTCGTCCTTGTACTCGAAGACCTGAACGGGCTTCGTGGACGTGGTGACCCAAGCGCGGGTCGTAGCGTAGGTCTTGAGACGGCCCGTCTCCTTGTCCTTATAGTTGCGCCGCTCGGCAGAGGCGTTGAGGAAGGAGCCAATCAAGACGGCATTGCCCGCTTGAACTTCGTTGAGGATGCTTTCGCGTTTCATTTCTGTGTTACGTTTTGTTGAGGTTTGTTTTTTTCTCTGACGGAGAAAATTTTAGTTAAGTCCCTGCATCGGGATGACGATAACGCGGTAATTTCCGATCACCGCATGCGCAACGCCTCCCTTTTGTTTAAATGTTTTAAGAAACGACTTGTTCTCAAAACCCCGACGCAGGAAGTCGGGAACGAAGTCCAACTTATCGAGGCGAAGGACGGACACGAGTTTCGACACGAGTGCGTTCGGACTCTCATCCAGCTCAGGCTGCGGGGCATCGTTGACACCCTCGCCCGGGTTGCCGTCGCCTTCCTCCTCGTCGGCAGGTTCCGAAGTCGAAGCCGTCGTATCTGCCGGGTGCTCGTTCGCAGCCCTCTCCCCTCCCCGAGCCAAACGGAGGGCCGAACGGAAGCCGAGGCCCTCGCTAAGAAACTTTTGAAAAATCTCATCAGAGACGAAAGCGACTCGTTTAACCTCCGAAATTCGGGAGTAATTATATCCCGCCGCCGACAGCAAAACAGTGACCTCTTTAGGGGCCAATTGATGACGACGAATTTCGATGCACAAGGCCATATAACACATGACCGCGTTCGACTCCGCGCTACGGGCACTGAACGCCGCATCAAGAACCGCCTTGTGTCCCTCACTCAAAGGCGTATCAAGCTCCTTAGAGCATGTTTCCTTGGCTTCACGCTCTTTGATGTAAGGAAAGTGAACTTTCAAACCCTCACAATTAGCGGCAATCTGGCGAGCCGTGAGGGGCTTTTCTTTGGACTTCTGCGATGCGAGAGGCATAATCATACTCCTAGTTATTCGGTCTTTTTTGATCGAATTAAACCCCATATTTAAAAAGGTTTAATCTAAGAGCACGGTACTCTATTTGTTATGTAAAGGACGGCAACCGCACACGGAGCGCCGTAGGAACGTCACCTGTCCGACGACGTAAAACTCATCGGATTAGCGCAGGTAAAACTCAACGGTTCTCGAACGTTGATCGATTCCATCAAATTTTTATCAACGAGGCAGGATCACAAGCAGTTCGTTAGGAGCAAGAATCCTCCGCATTCGACCGTCATCAGGTCTGCTGGCGGGCATCCTCGCCCTTGGAAAAAATCCCGCCTCCTCGCTATCAGTATTGCTTTGATCGTATTCGCCTCCATCGCGATATGGGATGGCGCAGCGCATATCTCCGTGATCTTGTAGACAGAGTTAAGAGTGCGAATGATCTCGCCCTCATAGTTGAGAATTGGAGTCGAGATGAAATGACCCAGGGCGAAGCGCCCATCTTTCACGACTTCGGACATCACCCCTTCTGCTCGTCCGTTACATAACAAAGCGTTCGTGCGAAGTGATTCCGGGCACGGATGCCGCCAACGTGCGTCCGGGCTAAGGATGCCAGCGCGGGACGCGGACGGCCCCCGGCAACACGGGGCATCCCTCGCGCCGCGCGGCGCGGCAACTCGGTCTGCTATGACGAATCACGCACGGGGAGGGCAGGGCTGGGCGATGGGGTAATCGCCTCGCTACGGTCCTCCTAGACCTCGGAACGGGGTGTGCTGGCCGGATGGGTGGGGGTAGGCCGTGAGGATGTCCCCTTAACGGTCACGCTGCGTGTGATCCGGGGCGGGGCACACGCCAAACGCCACGGATTCGGGTAGGACTCCCCTGCCCTTT